CGTCATTCCGAAAGAAGAAGTTGTAACTGAACGACCAAAGATTATTCTCGACGAACTTCTTCCTCGCTTAGATCAACTACCAGATAATCATCGCGCAGTAGAATATGTTAAGAATAGGCGTATTCCGAAAGATCGCTGGAACGATCTCTATTACGCTCGCGATATGAAAATCCTGGAACAACTTAATCCTGCATACGAAGGACGTCTCGCTTCCGACGAGCGGCTTGTTATTCCGTTTCGACGCGAAGACGGATTGCTTACTGGTCTTACTGGTAGATCTATGGGTAATTCATCTTTGCGATACGTCACTGTAAGAATTACTGACGATCCCTTGATTTATGGTCTAGATCGCGTAAAGCGCGGAAAGACTATATACGTCACAGAGGGCCCTATTGATAGTATGTTCCTTGATAATGCAATTGCTGCTGGAGGAACAGACTTCGCTAGGGCCCTATATAATGTCACAGGTGAGAACGTGGTTCTTATCTTCGATAATCAGCCTCGCAACAAACAAGTTGTGAAGCGTGTGGAAAGTTTTGCTGCTCGTGGATATTCGATGATTATTTGGAATAGCGCCTGGAAATGGAAAGATATAAATGATGCAATTATTTCTGGCGCGAGCAGTTCAGAAGTCGAGTACATACTAAATAAATCCACGTTTAAGGGTCTCGCTCTTAAACTGGCTATCCGAGACTGGAAGAAGTGTTGACGCAGAGCAATTCTGCGAACGTTATTATTTTGTCCGAATAAGAAAATTACAACGGAGTTATCAATGTCAAATTCTCTACCCACCCTCTACCAACAGTTCATTCATCTTTCACGTTATTCAAGATTTTTATGGGACGAGGGTCGTAGAGAAAGTTGGGAAGAAACTATCGGCCGTTTCTTCAATTTCTTTGAGGAGCATTTAAAGTCTCAGCATAATTACGACATCAATTCATATCGCAAAGAACTCGAAGATGCAGTTCTGTCGCAGAAGGTTATGCCTTCGATGCGTTGCGTTATGACTGCAGGCGAAGCGCTCAAGCGCGAGAATGTTGCTGCATATAACTGCTCGTATGTTGCTGTCAATAGCCCACGTTCATTCGACGAGATTCTTTATATCCTCATGAACGGTACCGGCGTTGGCTTCTCCGTCGAATCGAAGGACGTAGAACAACTTCCAGTAGTCGCGGAGAACTTCTATCCATCAGACACGACGATTATCGTAGCCGACTCGAAGCTAGGTTGGGCTAAGGCACTCAAGGAACTCATTCATCTTCTCTACTCTGGTCAGATTCCTAAGTGGGATCTCAGCAAGATTCGTCCAGCAGGAACTCCTCTTAAGACATTTGGCGGGCGCGCTTCTGGACCAGAGCCGCTCGACGCACTATTCAAGTTTTGCGTCGATATCTTCAAGAAGGCTGCTGGTCGTCGTCTAAACACATTGGAGTGCCATGATATTGTATGTAAAGTTGCAGACATCGTTGTTGTTGGTGGCGTTCGCCGTTCAGCTCTTATATCACTGTCAGACCTGAATGACGATCGTATGCGTACTGCGAAGTCTGGTCAGTGGTGGCTTGGCGAATCGCAGCGCGCTCTCGCAAACAATTCTGCTGTCTATAAAGAAAAGCCAGACATGGGATTGTTCATGGAAGAGTGGAAGTCTCTTTATGAATCTAAGTCTGGCGAGCGCGGTATCTTCAATCGCGCATCCGCAAAGGCGACTGTAAATAAGCATGGTCGCCGCGATCCTAACTATGACTTCGGAACAAATCCATGCTCAGAGATTATTCTACGCGACAAGGAATTCTGCAATCTAACGGAAGTTGTTATCCGTGCAACGGATTCGATGGAAGATCTGAAAGAAAAGGTATATTGGGCGACTATCCTTGGCACATGGCAGTCTACCCTTACGAACTTCCGTTATCTTTCCTCCGCGTGGAAAAAGAACTGCGAGGAAGAAAGGCTTCTTGGTGTTTCCCTAACTGGTATCATGGACAATGAGCTCACCAATGGAAAGATACCGGGACTTGCTGAAAGACTCGAAGAGCTTAGAGCAATCGCAGTCTCGACCAATGCAAAGTTCTCGAAGGAGTTGGGTATTCCGCAGTCTGCTGCTGTCACTTGTGTCAAGCCCTCTGGCACTGTTTCTCAGCTGTGTGATAGTGCTTCTGGTATCCATGCTCGCCATAATCCTTATTATATTCGCACCGTTCGTGCTGATAAAAAGGATCCTCTGGCCCAGCTGATGATCGACGCTGGTGTTCCAGTCGAAGATTGCGTGATGCGTCCGAACAACGTATATGTGTTCTCCTTCCCGATGAAGGCTCCAGAGAATGCTGTGTTCCGCACAGATATGACTGCTATCGAGCAGTTAGAACTGTGGGTAACGTATCAGGATCACTGGTGTGAACACAAACCTTCTGTTACGATTTCTGTCAAGGAACATGAGTGGCTCGACGTTGGTGCGTGGGTGTACAATCACTTCGACAAGATGTCTGGTGTATCATTCCTTCCATTCTCCGATCACGTTTATCAGCAGGCTCCTTATCAAGACTGTTCTGCAGAAGACTACGAAGCGTTCGCTGCTAAGATGCCTAAGAGCATCGACTGGAGCAAGCTCAAGGACTATGAAAAGACCGATACAACAACTGGAGCGCAGGAACTCGCTTGCGTCGCGGGCGGCTGTGAGGTCTGATCGTGTCAGAGAAGGATATGACCTGTCCATGTGGGGAGTATGACTATCTCATATGCTACGAGAAGCGCGGAAAGAAGCTAGACCCAATCTATTGCCCTTTCTGCGGAGCTGACGCCGAAGAAGATAAGATAGAAGAATTGGAGGAAGATGACGATGAATAAGTTTCTAGCTATCGCATTCGCACTATTCGCAACAACAGCATCGGCTACAGAGATCACTGGTGCGGGAGCTACTTTCCCGTATCCAGTTTATTCAAAGTGGGCTGATTCTTATAAGAAAGAAACTGGAAAACAGGTGAACTATCAATCTGTAGGTTCTGGTGCTGGTATTAAACAGATCCAGGCTAAGACTGTGACGTTCGGTGCTTCCGATATGCCATTGTCTCAGCAACAATTGGATAAGGATGGTTTATTTCAGTTTCCAACTGTTATTGGTGGTAACGTTCTCGTCTACAATCTAGAAGGAATTAGCGATCTTGTTCTTGATGGACCAACCGTCGCCAACATTTATCTTGGTAAGATCACTAAGTGGAATGACGAAACGATCAAGAAGTTGAATCCCAACATCAATCTACCGAATACAAACATTTCAGTAGTTCGTCGTTCTGATGGCTCTGGCACTACATTTATCTTCGCCAGATATCTTGCAACAGTTTCTGAAGAGTGGAAAACTAAGGTAGGCGTTGGAACAGCTCTAGAATGGCCAGTTGGAGTAGGCGCAAGAGGTAATGAGGGTGTCGCTGGTAACGTGTCACAAACCAAGAACTCAATTGGTTATGTTGAATATGCTTATGCGAAGCAAAATAAGTTGAGCTATTCGACGCTTCGTATTGAAGACAAGATTGTTAGAGCAGGAAAGCAATCATTTCAAACGGGCGACTGGCCGATCGCAGCTCCTACATTTATCATAATGTATAAGAAGCCTGTCAATGAAGCTGCACAAAAAGAAGCATTCAATTTCTTTAGATGGGCGTTCGAGAAAGGTGATAGCATTGCTGACGAATTAGATTATGTTCCTCTTTCGAAGGAAGAAAAAGCTAATATTATGAAAGCGTGGTAACAACTATATAAGTTCATGGCTTCATATGAGAATCCGTGGACATTTGACGGAAAAGAGTTCGACAGTGAGGATATCGGCAACTCGTACGGTTTCGTATATATTATTTCAACACCAACAGGCCAGAAGTACATTGGTCGCAAGTACTTCTGGTCTATCAGAAAAGCCAAGGGTAAATCCCGTAGGCAGCGTTCAGAATCAGACTGGAAGTCATATTACGGTTCCAGTGAAGTTCTCAAAGAGCAAATCAAACAAAGTGACAAGTCCTTGTTCAAGCGAGAAATCATCTCGCTACACAGTACAAAGGGACGCGTGAATTACGAAGAAGTGCGCGAGCAGTTCGCAAACGAGGTACTAGAGAATGACGAGTTCATCAATGACAACATCAATGGCAAGTGGTTCAGAAGCCCAGAACACATTAGAAACAAATCCAGATTCTCTGCCATTGCATCTAGGCGGACACATGGATCGAACCCACAATGATCGTGGGACCTTGACATTTATCATCAATCAGTATAATATAAAGACGTTCCTAGATATTGGGTGCGGTCCTGGCGGCATGGTTGAGTTGGCGCAGATGCGTGGTCTTGATGCAGTAGGCGTAGATGGCGACTGGACTGTTGAAAGACCAAAAGACGTTCGCGTTATGATACATGATTATACCGTTGGTCCGACACAATGGACTAGACAATTCGATCTTGGCTGGTCTGTAGAGTTTCTTGAGCATGTGGAAGAAAAGTATCAGGACAACTATATGCAAGACTTTGCCCGTTGTAAGTATGTTGTGACGACTGCTGCCCCACCAAACTATCCAGGGCATCATCATGTGAACTGCCGCGAGCAAGAGTATTGG